CATAGATGCAAATGCCTGCTTAATAGCGTTTAGAGGTTTCAGTACTAAGTTAAGTACATTGACAAAACCTCTTATAAGATTTGCTCTTCCATCAAGCTCCTGATCTGAATCTCTCCAAAATGAAAGAATCTCATTTCTTACTGTTCCTGTCGCTGTAAAGGCTTCTACAAGGAAATTTGCCATACCAGACCAAAGAGCCTTGGCTTCCTCATAGTTACCAAATATAAGCTGGAAAGTATTCATCCAGGAAGTTGATACTGCATCAGCAGTAGCATCCATAACTTCCTGAAATGTTTTTGCTTCCTGTGCATTCTTAAATGCTTCTCTAGAAAGTTTATTTGTTTCTGAATTAAGTGATTCATATGCTGCAGATAATTCTTCAACTGATACTCCTGTTGATTTAGAAATCTCACCTATTTTGAGAGTTCCAGCTGCATACTCATCAGCATCCATCATAAGCTGAGATGCTGTCCTTCCGGTCTTTTCTGAAAGTTCATAAAGTTCATCAGCATATGAGTTGTAACGATTTAAAGTTTCAACCATTACATCTGCATCGAACCACTTCTTTTTGAGTGTTTCCCTAAAGTTTTCTGCTGAAACTTCAGCTTTTCCATCAAGAGTTGTATATAACCCATCTCCAACTTTCTTAAGTTTTCCGAGTTCAGCTGCAGTTTCAATAGCAGTTTCTTTAAATTCCTTTGTTGCCATGTTGGCGTTTTCAATTGACATCCAGTCTTTGGTTGTCATTGCGCCTGTACCCATGGCCTGGGCAAAGTTATACATTGCTCTACTTGCTTGCATAGCATTCTGACCAGATCTAGCTGCCCAGCTGGCTATACCCTGCATGGCACTCTGTGCTCTATCAAGGTCTACACCAGCAGATGTGAATTTACCGATATTTGATACCATGTCAACAAAGTTGTATGATGTCTCATCGGTAAACCAGTTCAGTCTTTGCATTGATTCTTCTACTTGTTCAATTGACTTTCCTGTAGAAGCAATAATTGTCTGAACAGCTGTAGTCTTGTCAGCATATTTCTGAAAACCAGAAGCTACCTGGTCGAATGACATTGACTTTACAAAGTTAATGCCAAAGTCAACCGCCTTATTTGTAATATTTGCTATGGCAGTTATACCAGCTATTTCAAGAGCAGAAAACTTAGTTGTGGCTTCTGTTATTGTCTCTGTCATACCAGATAGAGAAAACTTCTTAGATGCCTTACCAATATTTTCAAGGCTCTTTCCAGTATCAAAATTGAGAGACTTTTTTAGTTTATCGAGGGTACTCATTGACTGAGCAACGTTCTTTTCGAAGTCGGCATTATTAAACCGCATCTCCACAACGCGTTCATCAATAACAGTTGTCATAAAGTCACCTCCCTCGCTAATTCTGCTATTATTGGAGCAATGGCTTCATCAATAAAATGCGCACCTGGAACCCATGAGCCTGATTTAGTAGCATGGCCTCTATCAACAAGTATTACAACATTACAGCCACCTTCTATATCATTATTGGTCCAGATAAGCTTTGATTGCCCGCCCTCATTCTCTATGGAATAATCCCATGAGTTTGCAGCTAGTCCAGTATCTACTGGTGTAGCTGCTCTTAAGGCTTCAACACCCTTTTGCCCGTACTTATCGAGTATCTTTAAATAGTCCTTATCAAGGAGAGACTTAAAGTACTTTTCTGTATTAGAAAAGTTTCCTTTTCCGGTAAAATATACCCCCATTTTGAAGGTTCCTCCTTAAAGAAATTTAAGAACACATTCGAAGTACTCTCCTAACTTTGCTTTGTATGGCGCAAGTTCCTGTGAACTCTTATAAAGTTCATTTACTTTCTTCTGAACCTCAATAGGGTCATAGCCTTCGTTTGTAAGAGCAATAACCCTTGCATTTCCTACGCCGTATACCCCATCAATTACCTTAGAGATAAGATCAGGAGTAATAGATTTAAATGAAACCTCATCAAACCTTGTAAGACCATACTTATCAACAATACTCATGTTTGTAACGACATATGAGCTTGATGTTGCATAACCGTCTTGTTTAATAAACTCAAGATATTGACGTGGTGAATTTGCTTGCTTTAGATTTTCATATCGTTTGGTTGATATGAAATTAAAATAGCCTACGACTCCGTCTTCCATGGAATCGTAGACTCTGAAATTGTCTCGTATAGAAACGAGCTGACTATTGTATTCTTCTTTGGTTTTAAGGTTAACTGATTTACCTTTCCAAGAAGATCCGCACTTCATACCAAAATAGTTATGGTACTTATAGCCAAGAGAAGATGTACCAAAAGCCGACTCACAGCATGCCTGTGCGATTATAGGGCTCGCTACCTTATAGCCTCTTGCCTTCGCTTCTTTCTGAATCAATGGGGCTATTTTGTCGATAAAGGCCTTCACCTGTTCTGTCGTTGCCATGGCACATCGCCTCCTAGTGTTTGTTCTCGGCAGCCCATCTTGCCCTGGCCGCATCCATTTTAGCCCTTCTTAGAGCTAAATCTGAAGAAGTCATTTTCTTCTTTTTGTTATCTTTTGGTTTATTGTTTATCGCGCATAACTTGATTAAGATAATAAGTCTGTTTAGATGCCATCTCTCACATTCAAAAGGAATATTCTGAGCGCACATCCAAGAATAGATTTCCTCAGACGTGGTGAACTTATGGTTCTTTGATTTATTATTAATCTCTTTCTCTTCTTCCTCAGAGATTACTGTTGCAGTCATCGGGTCATTAATGTAATCGTTAATCTCATCTACTTGCTTTTGAGTAAGCCCTTCTATTAACGCATTAGGGTCCCCGCTAATAACCATCATCTTGATGTAATCAACGGTTTCATCTAGAGTCTTCTCTGTATCAGTAAAAGACTTATGATACTTCTTTTCCCATTCGGAAACAGATAAAAGAGAATGCTCTAAAGTAAACTCTCCGCCTTTGATGTAATAGAACTGGTTCTTTTCCTCATCAAAGCATTCCTTATCATCCATGCGAATTGTTAACATATATTTCTACCTTACTGAAGCGGAGGCTGTGGTGTTCCAAATACCTGCTGTCCCTCTACCATAGGAACTACTGGAGCTGGAGCAGGTACAGGAGCAGCTGTTGGTGCAGATGTATCTACAAGCTGAATGCCAGCTTTCTCTGCCATCTCATGCTGTTTCTTAGCAGCCTCAACTGCTTCCTTAGGGAATATTCCATTTACAAATGCTGCTGCAGCGTTAGAATCTGTTGCAAGAAGCATATAAAGATCTGAATAAGCCTCTGTAAACTTAAAGTGATTAAGCGCTTCCTCGGTTTTGATAAACTCTCTACCATCTGGTCCCTTAACACCATAAGACTTATCAATAAGCATCTTGAACATGTCTGCAAGAGCCTGTCCATCCATCATAGACATAATGTTCTTCATATACTGCTCAAGACCGCCTGGTGTTCTCCACTCAAGATCAAGGAGTTCACCCTTTGAGAAGTTGAAGTAAAATACTTCTTCTCTCTCATTTCCGTTGTAATCTGTGTATTTGTGTTCCCATCTATACATATGTAAAACGTCTCCTTTCAAAAACAAATAAAAAGGGAGCTACTAGTTTTAACTAATAGCCCCCATTTTGAAACTTAATGATCAGCCCTGTGCGCCGAAGAGAGTTGCAATCTCATCAGGAAGTGGAAGTCTAGGATCAACAGCAACAGACTGAGGATCCTCAGGATCAACAGCCTTACCGTAAAGAATCTCCTCGAATTCAGCAAGCTTTGCGCTATCAGCTGTGATAGAGTTGATCTGAAGGTGAGCTGCAGGCTTCTTATTCTTTACATTTACAGGAGTTGTAGCAACAGTCCATGAAAATGTTGTAGGCTCTGGAGACTCGTTAACAGTTCCACGGCTCTTCTCTGAAGGCTGAGCCTTGCATCCATATGCGATGTGGATAATATATCCAGCATCACCAAGATCTGCTACATCGTTACCGATAAGGGTTCTCCATGAGAAACCAAATGCCTTTCTAGCCTGCTGCGAAACAGAAACGCCAGTAGCGATATCAGCTGTACCATCACAAGCGTCGAACTCCTTAGGTGATGTGTAAGCTTCGATTGTGAATCCGAAATCCTCTGCTGAAAGAATTGAAGCGTACTTGATGTTATCAGCATAGTACTTGTTCTCTTCAGCACCTGAAGGTGACTCGTTAACAGCTGTAAGGCCGTTCCAAGCAACACCCTTGCCATAAGCGCCAGTGTTATCAGTAACAAATAACACACCTCTATCTACGCCAGCTTCGAACTGCTTCTCGCCAACGCCATCCCAGTGCAGTAATAATGATGTATCTGCCATAGTATTATTCCTCCTTAATAAACTAATCTAAATTGATCGTAGTATTTGTTATCTTGCACATAGTGCCTCTGCAAAGCACACATCGACATTGATGCAAGTTTGATTGGCATATCCGAATCCGGATTTGTATCTATATATGTAACGTAGTACACCTTGTCTATCTTGTAGGGGTTATTATCAGCAAAATCTGTGTTTAGCCTAGCCCGCTCATAGACAATGCATGGAAAATTCATTTTAAGATTTGGCGGGGGTTGGAAATACACATTTCTTGTCCCGAGTAAAGTCTCGAGCTTTCTTTGCAAGTTAAGTCTGCTGCCCATTGTATACCTCCCCCAACGCCAGAATCAGTCTAGGAAACTGGTCTTCAACGGAAGTAACTTTCCATTTAGTCCCATTCCAAATGACGTATCTTATTGAAGGAAAATGCTGGTTTATGTATGGGTCAGCAACTATTTCGATTTGATTGTTAATAGCCAGATTGTCATTAACGTGTTGACTAGACACAAAACGATTATTCTTTCTTTTAAGATCACCTGCGTATTCACGCTCAGTGACAACTTCAGTCCAGACACCTGGCGTAGTCTCCTCATAATCGACAAAGCCTACTATTCCATGAAACTTAGCCATCTTTTCCTCCAATAAAAGGGCAATAAAAAAGAAGGCTACTTGCCCTCTACCAATTTATTGCCCCTATTTTGAATTACTTATCAGCCCTGACTCTGCTGGTTCTGTGCTGGGTTCTTAAGGATAGTCATAGCTGAGTATGGTCTCATAAGAGCACCAGACATTCTTGTCTCGATCAGGTACTTGTACTGGTTGAAGTCAATATCGAAGTCTTCGAAGATACCCTTCTCACGATTTCCGTCTCCACCTACAGTATAGTCGTTAAGGTTAACGATTACGCCAAGGAGATCCTTGTTATCAACCTTCTGGCCTTCCATAACTTCAACAGTTACGATACGGCTAACACGAAGCTTTGTAGCAAGCTCCTGCTCTGTCTTGTAGAGAGGATGTCCGATTGTGTCCTCAAGAAGGAGGAGCTCTGTAAGAACTTCCTCAGTTGTAAACAGCGTAGGGTTACCTGAACCCTTGTAGTTCTTGCGGGCTCTAAGAACAGCCTTGATGAAGTTCTTGTAAAGGTCACCAGTCTGGTCAACACCAACCTTAATATTGAACAGAGGAACATCGTTAACGATAGATCTTACGTGATCCTCTTTGATCTTGTAACGGTTGTTAGCTGTTCTGCCATCACCAATAAGGATAGCTCTAGCCTTCTCTTCATTGAGCATGATCTGCATCTCGCCCTTGATCCAAGCTACAACATCGAAGTCCTCGATATCGATGATGTCATCTCTGTCAAGCTGCTGGAGCTTGTAGATAGTCTGAGGATCAGTTGTTCTTCCCAAAAGCTCGAATACTTCAGGAGCCTTCTGATCGCCCTTGATGTAACCCTTAGCACGAGCCTCATCCTCTGTGATGTTAGCAAACATGCTCTTAAGTCTCTTAAATGGAACCTTCTTAACACCAGCCATAACAACATCAGCCCATGTGGTGTCTCTCTTGATCCATTCAGGAACGTTAGATGCTGCCTTATACTCTGGGAAGAGCATATCAAGGTCTCTAACACCTGCTGTCTGTCCAACAGTTGTCTGACTAGGCAGAATGTTCATACCTGTAGTATCAATAGAGTGTGCAAGGCAGTAGTCATTGAATGACTGCTTAAGTGTCTTGGCGCCAGTCTTAGCTGCGTCAAGGATCTCGGCCATGTCAGAATGTGAAAGAACGTTCTCTTCCTGAACCTGGTCATTCTCGAAAAGGTTTGTTTTCATTATTTCTCCTCCTTCTAAGTCTGAATGTTCAATTTCATCGTCATCTTCGTCAGCTCCTGATGTAGCCATGCCAACCAGAGCTGCGCAAACTTTCTTGTACTTCTCAGGCATCTCTTCGTATGCCTCTTTAAGGGTCTGTCCGCCCTCAGACTCCTCTTTGGAATCGTCTGTGTCAGAGTGCTGTAATTTCTTCTCGTCTTCCACTTCTTTTTCCTCTTCTTCCTTTGAATCCTCAGAAGATTCCTCTTCCTTCTTTTCAGATTCCTCTTCCTTCTTTTCAGCTTCCTCTTCTTTCTTTTCCTTCTCGTCTTCATCCTCATCATCTGAGTGTGCGAGATAGTCTTCAGAAAGAATTACTTCGCCATTGTCAGCATTGTAGAAATACATTCCTGTCTCTCCATCAATGCCGTGCTCAAAGAAAGTATCAATAAGTGCTTCCTTATTAGCACCAGCCTGAACAAGTGATACTTCTTTAATATCTCCATGCATAACATCGCCGTTCTGTTCGGTTAAGTTGTTCGCATAGATTGAGAAGCTCACAAGTGCTCCAGAATGGACGAGCTCTTTTGCCAGTCTGCCATTATCTGTATCAGCAGTCTTCGCATATCCATAGACGCCGTTTTTCCGATTCTCTAAGTCTACGTAACCAAGAACGTTATCGAGGTTCTGATGGTCGTGATTGTAAACTAGAGATACCCTAGCGCCATCCATATGGGCAAAAGCGTTCTGACGAATTGTTCTGCCATCTGAGCACTTAACATTGTTCATTGTTACCCAGCCAGCAAAGTCATAGTCGTTTCTGTTCTTTGCTCCCATTTTGACGTTTTCCTCCTTCTTAGAATATTCTTGGTTCTTGAGACTCTCCGGTATCTAAGGTCTCGTCTTCTTCTACCTGTTCAGTTGTAATTGGGGACTGTAATTGGTCGTTTGAAGCATTGAGGTTCTTATTTCTAAGTTCATCTGCTCTTGGATCTTTGACCGGCTTATAGCCAATAACAGATCTGAACTCGTTAGAAGACATAATTTCATTACGCGTAAACTTATCAGCAATCTCAGCAATCTGAGATACAGGAACAATACCAAATGGATTGTTAAAGTACATAATTGACTGCCCACGCGTACGGGCGTTCTTTGATAAGAACTTTCTCTTCATCTCAAGGCATATAGCCTCAAGGATTGGTTTAATTGTATGTTGCTGATAATTTAGAAGCTCCTGCTCGGAAGCGGTGCCGTTTAGAATACCTTCAGTGATACCAAGCTCTGTGTATAGTTCTTGCTTAAGATCTTTAACCTGCTCATAGAGGTTGTTTTCTACAGGGCGATTAAGCTGAATTATTCGCTCTGTGCCATCTATATAAGCAATACCATACTTAGAACCAACGAGCTGGTCTTCTACCGCTTTTCTTCTCTTTTCCGCCTGATCTTCCCTTGACTTTGACTTAATTAAATAAGGAAGCTGGATAATCATATCGAGCTTCCCTGAAGAATTTCTATTATCAGTCATATCAAGAAGTGCCATCTTTGAGATAAGGCGCTTAAGAGTTGAATTTGGTGAATTCATCACCTCGTAGAATGGGTTGTTTATTATAGCGGCGATGGACTTAGGAACAATAAGATCGTGTTTCTTTCCATCTTTCTCGTTATACACATTTACCTTAATCCAGTCTGGTCCCCATTCTATAATCTGGCCTACTCTCATCG